TTCTACCTTCTGTGGATTTTCTGGGTCAGCACCTTCATGTCTGATTAAATTGTAAACCGTGTAAGGTAGTACGTTGTATACACCGAACTTTTCAGCTATCTCTAATTTTAAGAAAAAGTCACCGTACTTAACCATATTTCTAGTCCATGACCAAAGGTTAAATTCAATATTTAATACATCGTAAAATAGATTATAGAGTACTTTTTGGATATTCTCGTCTGAGGATTTAATTCCTAAAATTTCGTTTTGATCGTTTTTTACCGTAGCTTCATCAGCAATAATGTCTAGAGCTGAGGCTATGATAGGATCTGTGTCCATTCCTTCATAATCAGAATATAACTGAACTCTTAATGTCTGGTAGTTAAGATTTGGGTTATATACATTCCTATTGTTATATGAATATAGTCTAGTAAAACGATCTACTAATGAATTAGTTTCGTATTTACCTGTTTGCTGTATCTGGTTTACATCGGCTACTTTTAGTTCATCACCTCCAACGTTTCGTATAATTACGTCGTTAGAGAATAATCTCCTCAGCCTTCCAAATAATGTAGTGTCCGCCATCCGGTATTAATTTATATATAAATAGTTCTATTTAAGTAACCAAGAGATATCTTCTTTGCCTCCCGGTGTATCTACAATATAAGGATTATTTTGCTGATTACCAACATTTGTCATAATAGCCTTATTTCTTGCATTTAAGTTGTTAAAAGAAGATAGTTGAGCTCTAGCTAAGTCCATTCCTTGTTGACGTAGTCTAAGTGCAGTATCTCTAACATATAGTGCTGTTGCACAGGAAATAAGTAAATCATCGTTATATCTATCCTGTGCTTGGGGTTTACCATTTTTCCAGACAAAAACTCTCATTTCCATCATTAACCTTTTTGATTGTATAGTTACGCCTCTCTCTCTTATATATTCAATCATCTTAGCAATTACTAATGGTCGTGTTCTAGCAGACATTGTAAATCCTGGTACAAGTTTATCTCTTTCAAACTTATTCATATAGGATTCGACTGATTCCATCTGTGATGTAGAACTGTAGTATAGGTTCTTATATTGACGTTCTATTACCTGTTCTATAGTAGCCCAGCCGATATTAGCATTTTCTACAACTAATAGTGCATCGTTATATTCAGATGCTATTCCTACTAATACGTTACCGTACTCTTTAGGAGATATCTTACCCTTATATTCTGCTACTTGTGTACAGCTTTCTATTTCAAATACATGAAATGCAGAATAATCTTGACTATCTCCTCTAGCAACATCTGCTGTAACCATATATGATTTAGTATAGTCTACACCTTCCCATACCCATAAATTACCGTCTATGCCCCTTCTTTCTAAAGGTTCTTTAGTATATGTTTCTTCATAGAAAGACATGTCTTCAGGTTCGAAGACTGTATCACCAGATGCTAAGAAATCACAGTCACATTCCTGTCCTGCCATTCGAGGACCTAAGTCTCTATCTTGTTGATCTCTCCATGCTTGGTCTCGCTCTGGGTGTGCAGTCCAGGGTAGTCTGACAGGTAAGAAGCTGTTTTCATTAGTTTCTGCTTTATCCCATGTTTGGTGAAACCAATTACCTATACCGTTAGGAGTTGATAATGCCATACATTGTCCACCTGTAGCTAGCGTCTGTTGTGCTGCTGTAAACGTTTCTTCAATGTTATCAATAAAGGCTGCCTCATCGATAAGTAATAGTGACACTGCCTCTGACCTTGCAGCATCGGCATTAGAAGATTTAGCTGTAATTTTTGATCCATTCTTTAGTCTAAGTGATAATTTATTCTTCTCTTTAGCAGGTAATTTGAGCCATCTAGGAAGTTCATCGTACATAAACATAGTCTTTGATACTAGGTTACGTGCTGTAGCTTGTGTAGTAGCTAATGCTAATACGTTTTTATCTTTATGAAATAACATTAACCATAAACTGTATGCAGCAGCTAAAGTAGAGATACCTAACTGCCTAGACTTTAAAGTAATGATATATTGATTATCCCTAAATAAATGTAAAACTTTCTCTTGAAAAGGGTATAGAGCAAAAAGTATCCTACCTCTAGTAGGGTGTTGTATATAGCAATACTTTTTCATAAAGTATGCTGGATCTTTAGCACACTTGATATACTCTTGTGCTATTATCTTTTTTATGTCCTGTGCCATAACTATTTTGCTTTGTAATCACACATTATATGTGATGGATACAATTTGCCTTGTTTGTTTCTAATATTGATTTTAAACCTATACTTCTCTGATTCAAAAACAATGTCTATTCTTTTACCAATACCTGTTTGACCACCGTATTGTATCTCTATACCAGATATAGGTTCTGATGCTTGTTTGTTATACTCATCACCAACGAAGAAAAATTCAGTCTTCTTACCTCCTTTTAACATAAAGTACCCTGTGCCTATACCGCTTTCGACTAAATTAAATAATTTTTCTTTATCGTAATCATTAGTAGCTTTGTGGTATTCTGTAAAGTTGGTACCTGTCTTATCTTCTCTATACTCGTTAAAAACTCTGCAGAATAATTCATTATCAATTCCAAAGGTCTCCAGTAGTGCTACTCCATCAGGTGTATCTATTTTTCCGTCTAGAAAATCTTCTTTTGGGAAAACACTGACTGCTACTCCTGCATTAAAAAATGTTAGAGTACCACCGAATTTTAAAGAAAGGTAAATTTTTTCTGCTCCTTTAATTATAGTTAAATCTGTTAACGTAGCAGCTATATTCTCTCCTGTGAATCCTACTATTGGACCTTTCTCTGTAAATTGTAAAGGTCTTCTTTTATTCTCGCCGCCTTCATTTTTAACATTAAAGTTAGTAGGGTTTAATGAAAATTCTTCTATAATAGATTTAGTTAGTTCTGAATGTATATAATCTTCTATGCCATCTTTAAAGTTATTTAAATCTTGAGCTATTTCTTCTTCAAATTTTAATCCTTTACTATTTGCTCCTCTACCTCCTCTTGAACCTTCTCCAAAACTTATAGAAAGGCCATTCCATTTAATAAATTCATTAACGTCTTCTATTTCAATACCTAATCCTTTTTCTAAGTGTGTTATAAACTCTCTATTGGTTTTTAAACTCCTTGTTATTTTAGGGCTATTTTTCTTATTAGGATCTAATGCTATTGGATCATTTATTTTTAATCCAGGGAATGCTTTTACTATTTTAAAAAGCTCTTGTATTTTAGGGTTATTGATTTGATCTGGTGAGGTTGGGAATTCTGTATAAGCTTCGTTAAGATTAAAACCGAACATAGACTCAAACAAATCCAGATCCTCTTGATTGTTAATGTCAGGATATCCATTTTTGGTCTTATAGGACCATTCTAATAAAACTTTATCTATAAGATTCATATATGATTATGCTTCTGGTTCTTCTGCTGGTTCTTCAAAATCTATTTCTTCGCCTCCTAAATCTGCTCCAGCGCCATCATCTCCTACTGGTTCTTCACCGGTATCGGTATCACCTGTTGCGCCTCCTTCTTCTCCAGGAAAATCTCCTCCGCCGCCTCCGCTTCCGGAATCACTATCTACGGGTTCTCCTTCTCCTGCTCCAGTCATTGGTGCTTCTTTATATAAAATTGATAGTTTATCAAGAGCTTGTTGATACTCTGCAATATTTGAGAGTACATACCTTTTACCTAGTATTTCTGCTTGGAAGGTCTTACCTGTCCATTTAAGAATATAGTCTTGACCATTTTTTAAGTTTATTCTAAAAGCGGATGGTCTAGGGGAAATCCAATCAATTGAGTCAACAAATTCTTTAAAGTCTTCTGTCTGTAATTTAATTATAGCAGCTTTAACGGTAGGGAATTTAGCTAAAATTTTATCAGTAGAGTCTTCTAATACTGTTTCTGGTGCGGCAGTATTATCTGGTTCTTCTTCGGGTGCTGGTTCCTCTTCTGCTTCTCCAAGTTCATCAAGAAGAGATTCTGTAATGATAGGAAGTGCTTTTAGTTTAGCAACGGACTCTTCCATAGTACGTCTCATTTTCATAAGTTCATACTGGTCTGGTCTTTCTGTTCTAAGGTACCTCTGTAGTTTTCTGAAGTTAGTTTTAAGTATTTCGAAAAGCTCTCGTGCTGCTTTATCTGTTCTTATATCATCGCTTCCCATTAACTTTTTAATGTCTTTGATAATATCAGAATAGTTAGTATATAGACCTTCGAATGAAGGTAGATTAATAATTTTATGCCCTATTTGCCCTGTATCTTTATTTACTGAATCAGTTTTAAAGTATGTTTTCATATCCGAAGATACAAAATCCTTATCAGGCCATTCGGATACTCCGTAGCGTTTTTCTAAAGAAGTTCTAAAGGCTTTTGGTAGTTCTTCTAAGCCAAACGTTCCTTTATCCTTTTCAGCTTCATTAAACTGACCGTATACTTCTAATATTAGTTTTTCTAATTTATGCATACTATTTCTTTTTCTTTTTGTATCCTTTATGCCAGTGCTCGTTAGTAGTTTTAATATCTAATTCACTAACAGGAATATCTTCTACTGTTTTTCCGCTTTCAAATAAAACATCGTAATGTGTGACTACATACTTTTTACCTTCTTTTACTAGTGTATGTTTTTCCGGGATGCATTTGCCTTTACCGTAAGTTTCATGAACTACTTTAGCAGCACAATCGTGAGCAAATCCAGGACCTGATTCATCTAAATCAGCGTCAAGTTCAAACTTCTTAAATTTATCTACATCATTGATATTTTTAATATGTACTCTTTTGCCGTCTTTATCTAAACCGTATACTTTAGAACCATCATTTCCAGGTTTCTTAAGTTCTGCTTTTGCTCTACGTTTAGATACTGATGAAGTCATTCCTAGGTCTTGTCTAGTAGCTTCTTCCATATGTCTCTTTCCTAGTCCAGGTAAGT